CTTTTGAAGATGTCGAGCTGGCTATAGGCAGGCTCGAACCCGGATTTTCTATATTATCGGGGGATTACTCAGATTGCACTAATGAATCCATAGTACACTATTCAGTAACAGTAGTTACTGCGATCTGTAAACATCTTGGTTTAAATAACAATTACACAGAACTGGCAATAAGATCTTTATCAAAGAACATGTGTCATTATACTAAAATAACGAAAGTTAAAGTAGATGGCAAGGTTAAAATTTGTAAAGAGGACTTTAAGGCAGAACAATTAGATGCTCAACCTATGGGCAAGATCCTTTCTTTTGTAGTTCTATGTATTATTAATTTTACGGTTTGTCGCATGGCAATCACTCTTGACTCTGGTCTGGACGTCTGGAATCCTATTCCAATTCGTCTTGTACCATTATTGGTCAATGGAGATGATTGTGTTTTTCCTTTAAGGAGATTTGAAGTCTGGGAACAGGTTGCATCCGTTGTTGGATGGTCAAATTCCTTAGGAAAATCCTTTTTCGCAAAAGATTTTGCTGAAATGAATTCAGAAACCTTTATCTATGATAAAGAGTCGGGTTCTTTCACGACTATACCTTTTATAAACTTTGGTTTATTAAAGGGTTTACAAAGGTCGACAGGTTCCGATACCTGTGCTTATGAGGAAAAGGCGTGTTTGGGGGAACGCCATAACGATTTGGTTAAATCCTTAGATAGTATCTATACTGAGTTAGACTATCTCTTTAAAAGGTTCAATAAAGAGCACCTTTTAGATCCTATTTTTCAAGGGATCCCTTATTATGTTCCTAAGTGGCTAGGTGGACTTGGTTTGAATCCAGGACCTAACTACTCAGAGAAGGTAAGTGATGCACATCGAATACAAGCTTTTGATATTTTTGCAAACATGGGTACGAGTTATAAGAACCGACCACAGCATGTTTCAATGGTTAAGGAGTCTTTATTAGATGAAATCATCACGAATTTTCATAAAAAGAACTATAAGGAGATCTTCAAAATGGATTTTGAAGAAGTACCGTTCAAGAGCCTTACTACAGAGGAAGATTATACCTTAGATCTCACATCCCAAAATCTACAAGTTTATTTAGACTTGTTAGAACATACTTGGAGAACTATGGAGATAGAGGAAATCATTCAAGGAAAATATTTTAATTGGTTGCTTGATATGCCTATTGACGACGTCAATATCCGGGCACATAG